ATATCTGGTCGAAGGCCAGAAGGCAGCGACCGCCTACGAAATGGCAACGGTCGGCCGCCAAGTGGCAGGCTTCGAGCGCGTGCTCAAGGCTGACTACCTCGCGCGTCTGACGGCTGCTGCTGGTGTGACGGTCACGGTCAACGGCGCGAACCAGTACACCGTGCCCAAGGCTCTCAACGCAACGCCGAGCGGCCCGCTTCAGTCGAACGTCGACAACCGCCTGCAAGCGCTGGCGATCACTGTCACGTCGGGCACGGTCAAAGTTGGCGATGCATTCACCATCGCTGGCGTGAACAACGTCCATCCGATCACGAAGATTGACACGGGACAGCTCAAGACGTTCCGAGTCGTCGGCATCGTGTCGGGTGCGGGCGGTACGGGCACGATCACGATTGCCCCGGCAATCATCAGCGGTCAGGGCGCAACCGACGCTGAACTGTCGTACAAGAACGTCACGGCAACGCCAGCATCGGGCGCGGCAATCACCTGGCTCAACACGGTTTCGACGGGCGTCAACTGCTTCTGGAAAAAGGAAGCGGTCGAAATCCTGCCGGGGCGCCTCGCAGTGCCGTCTGACCAAGGTATGGCGGTGATGCGCGGCACGACCGATCAGGGCATCGAGATCGTGATGGCGAAGCAAGCCAACATCAAGAACTATCAGTCGCTTTACCGGATTGACGCGTTCTACGGGGTGAGCGTCACGAACCCCGAAATGGCCGGCATCATGCTCTTCAACCAGACGTAAGCAACGTGTCTCGGGCGCCCTTCGGGGCGCTTCGCTTACCTTTGGGGGATTTTCATGGCGACTACCAGCGAGGCGCGTGCGCTTCCGTTTTTCACGGATCTCTACGGCCAGCCGTTGGAGTCCGGCTCTATCTATATCGGTCAGTCGGGTCGTGATCCGGTTGCATATCCGATCACTGTCTATTCTGACATCGGCAGCACGGTTGCGCTGTCGCAGCCAATCCGAACGGTCCACGGCCATGCGGTTTCGGCCGGTGCACAAGTTCACATGTTTTGCCCGATCCCGTATTCCATCACTGTTCTGGATTCTGCGGGGCGATTGGTCTACGCGTCATTGAGCGAAACAGATCCGGTCGCTACGGTGATCGCGACGTCGAGCGTGCAGAGCGCGAACAATCTCGCGGAATTGCGGGCGCGCGCGGGTACGTCTACTAATCAGGTGTGGCTCACTGGTTACGGGATGTATGTCTACGACTCGACCGATCACACGTCTCCGGAAAAGATTCCTTACGTCATCGTCGGGAACGATGGATCGCGCTACAAGCACAGCGACCAATATGTTACCGGCCCTTGGGTCAGGACGTTCGCGGCTGCCGATCCGTCGATTCAGGGAACGCACGTTAGCTGGAATGACTTCTCTAATGGCTTCTCGAATCTGACCAACAACCGCGGAACGGGAGAGGGCGGGTTCATCTTCCGGACGGTGAACTCCGACAACACGGCGGAGATTGGTCGGGTTTCGTTTTCGTCGACTGGAGGGATCTCTGCCGGCGCGGATATTCGAGCCGCGGGCAATCTGACGGCCGCCGGCGGCATCGTTGCTGTCAATAGTGACGGCTCGCGCTCTCTGACTTGGGACGGATCGCAATACGGTCTTCCGGCTGCTCCGCTTGCCGTCAATGGCTCGCAAGTCGTCACGCAGGCGACATTCCAAGCGGCGCTACTTGCCAATCAGCAAGCTAACGGTGTCGGTGCGGTCGCGGTTGGCAACAGCGGCAGCCCTGTCCCGGTCTTGCCTGGATCTTGGGCTGCAACCGGCACGGCTAGCAATTCCGTCTACCTTTGGGTGAGGGTCATCTAACATGGTTTATCACTCGATCGCAAACCCTGCTTGGGTCGACGAAACGCGGAAAATGATCTCTGTCGACGTCGTATTCGACTCGCTCGGCGCTACGCCTGTTCGATTCAACGCTTCTCCCGATGATTCGATGCCGTATGGGAAGGAAATCTATGCGGCGCTGATCGCTGGAGAGTACGGCTCAATCGCAGAACCCACTATCAAGAGCCAATAATATGTCGACCATCGGGGATCTTTGCGTCGTTAGTTCCGTTAGTTCTGCTGACAAACTTCCGATCTGGAGTAACGCGAACGGCGTTACCCGCGCGTTACCCATTTCCGTTCTCGACGGCCGCTATCTTTCCGCTGATGACGTTGCGGCGCTGGCGGCCAGCCCCACGGTCGAAACGTTCACTGCTGGAGCTGGCTTCACGCCTGGCGTGACGCTTGCGCTGACGCTCTCGAATCAGTATTTCTCGGCGCAGAACATCGAAGTGTTTTTCGATACGGCCTATCAGGGTCCGGATCAATATAGCCTCATCGGGTACGGACTGACCTTCACGTCGCCGATTCCGGTCGGCATTCAGAATGTCTACGTGAGAGGCGGCGCAACCCGCGTCACCGGAGCGCCGAGCGCAGGAACCGTCAATGATCTCTCTTTGGCGGCCGGGTCGAGCGTCTACAACCGCGTTTTCAACACGATCGAACTCAGCGATCCGCAATATGGCGCTGATCCGACCGGCGTAAGGGATAGCACGTCAGCGCTGGCGGCAGTACTCGCGAAGGCCGCGACGATGGGAAGCGCGAAGATCACCGCGCGCGCCGGCAAGTACAAGTTTTCTTCGCTGACTCAGTTCACGTTTCCGAATAACTCCGCATCGCTGACGATTGAAGGCGATGGCGCGGGCGCCACGGAATTTGCGTGGACGTGCGCTGAACGTCATCGATAGCGTTGTATTTCAGGGCGCGGATGGACAGGCGAAGACTCAGTATTGGGGCGAAGCGGTTCACGTGTTCGGCGTTTCGAACATCAATTTCGTCAACATGCAGGTCACCGGACCGCTTGAATTCTATTCGGTGCATGGAATCGGCGTGAACGTGCTTGGTACGGCTTCGCTGATCCCTGTCGTCTATAACTTCATCGGATGCACATTCAACCTCGTCAACGTCGGCTTTGTGTATGGCGCCTATGTCCAAGGGGTGACGTTCACCGGCTGTAATTTGACGGGTAACTCGATTGGTATCGGGTGCAATCCCGGCGTCGCCGATGGACAGTTGGTGCAATTGAGCATTTCGAATTGCCAGTTCAATTGCATCACGGCCGTCAATAGCCCCTCGCAGATCCAGGATCTTCAGGTGTCGAACTGCGAATTCCTGATCCCGAATCTGGGCGAAGGTGTTGTCATCGGGAAGAGCTACAACTTTACGCTCGTCGGGAATCACTTTTCCCCTGCCATCTTCGGCGCCACTTGCACGGCTGTTTCAATCGACAACATGCAGGCCGGCGCGGTCGGATTGATTACCGGGAACATTTTCTGGCTTCAGACGAACGGGATTCTTTTGCAGGCAGGTTCGGCAAGGGTGAACGTTCAGTCGAACGCCTATCAGGGCAACACCAACAACGTCGTCAACCTGGGTACGGGTAACACCGTGGGCGGTGGCTCGGCATGATGCGCAAACAAAACCAAAGACCATATATATCGGGGTAACAAATGAATGATCTCGCGGCCAGCGCGGCGAAGGTAATGCCGCCAGTTTCAATATCGGTAGCAACGCTGCTAGGTCTTGGACTTTCGGATTGGCTATTGGTCGTGACGATCGTCTATACGGTGCTCCAAACGATCTTTCTCATCAGAGACAAGGTGTTCCGTAAATGAACGACGAGAACCATCAGAAGCTGATCGCCGAGCTGCGCCGCGATGAAGGCGTGCGGTATGTGGTCTATAAGGACACGGCCAAGCCGCCGAAGGATACAACCGGCGTCGGTCACAACCTGGAAGCGAAGCCACTGCCGGCCGGGTGGAAGTATCCCCTCAATGACGTTCAAGTCAATTCGCTGCTTGACGACGACCTTGAGGACGTATTTCACGATCTCGACCGCACCCTCCCGTGGTGGACAGACTTGAACGACGTCCGTCAGCGCGTTCTCGCAAACATGGCGTTCAATCTCGGCATCACGAAGTTGCTCGGATTCCGGAACACGCTCGTGTTCATGCGGCAGGGCAAGTACGATGCGGCGGCTGACGGCATGCTCGCGTCTGCTTGGGCGACGCAGGTCAAGGGCAGGGCGACGCGCCTCGCCGACATGATGCGCAAGGGGGCTTGATATGGGACTGCTCGACATCACCGGAATCAGTTCGGTGCTCGACTTCGGCTCGAAAATAATCGACCGAGTTTGGCCAGATCCTCAGCAAGCGGCAGCGGCGAAGTTGGAGCTATTCAAGGCGCAACAGGCGGGCGAATTCAAGGAGATGGATCAAGCCTTCGAAATCGCTAAAGCGCAGATTGGCGTCAACCAGGCCGAAGCCGGAAACGGCGCCGTGTTCGTGTCAGGTTGGCGGCCGGCGATCGGATGGGTATGCGCCTGTGCGCTCGCCTATCAGTACTTGATTCGCCCGATCGTCAGTTGGGGTGTTGTCGCAATCGGTCATCCGCTGCCGGCTATGCCGGGCCTCGATGAAAACCTCTGGCAACTCATGATGGGGATGCTCGGGCTTGGCGGGTTGCGCACTTTCGAAAAGGTCAAAGGGGCTTCTAAGTGAAAAAAATCTTCGCATGCGCGCTCGCGCTTTTCTGCTCGCTGGCGCTCGGCGCAACACTCAGCCCGATCACGCTACTCAACCCGGCAGGCTCGACGGCCGGCCAGGCGATTCTCTCTACCGGCCCGAGCGGGGCGCCTGTGTGGGGCGCTGTGCCGCTCACCGGCATCTCCGGCACGCTCGCTATCGCCAATGGCGGGACAGGTGCTGCGACGGCCGCGGCAGCTCGCACGAATCTCGGGCTTGGCACATCGGCGACCGTCAACACAGGAACGAGCGGCGCGACGGTTCCGCTACTGAATGGCTCGAATACCTGGGCGTCGGCTCAGGCGTTCTCCGTCCGCCCGACGTTTAACGGTTCTACGCCTTGGGATAGCAGTAATCTGGCGTCGCCCGCATCGACGGCTTCACCGACATTCACTGGCGTTCCTGCGACGACTACAGCCGCGCTGCATACGAGCACCACGCAAATCGCATCGACGGCATTCGTTATAAACGAACTTAGTTCGCCCCCGGCGATCGGCGTTACCACGCCCAATACAGCAGCCTTCACTACGGTAAATGCTACTGGCGCCATAACGCCATCGCAGACAGCCGGCATCGTTGGCACGACCACGAATAACAATGCCAACGCAGGAAGCATCGGCGAATACCTGAGCAACACGACGTCCGGCACTTCGCTTACATCGGCGACTCCCGCGAACGCGACGAGTGTTTCGCTCACGGCTGGCGATTGGGATGTATCGTGCTCGGTTCAGTTTGCGCCTGCGTCGACGACGACCGTCTCACTAGTGGCAGTCAGCGTTAACACAACGACGGCGGCGCTCGGCGGCCAAGCGAACGGTCTTACCTACATCAACACGACCTTTGCGACCGGGCCCGCCTCAGAATACGTAAGCAGTGGCGTAGTGCGTCAGAGTCTCGCATCGACCACGACAGTTTTTTGTCCGGTTCAATCGAACTTCGCAACGAGCACGATGACGGTCAACGGCTTCATTCGTGCTCGACGGGTCCGGTAGTCGTCAGTAATCGTCCTGTCCGGCAGCCGGAAGCGCCCCAAGCCTGACCCAAGGCGGCGCTCCGGTTCCGCCTGGCAATGGGGCGGTGCTCGACGGGTGAGCGATCGGGGCGTGGGGCTTATCGCCGAGATGGGTGTGTTCATCAGACGCTGCGGTGCTCATATTTGTTTTATTTGACATAATAGAAGTGATCGAACTTTCAGGCGACGCGGCGCTGTTTCTCGCGTTCCATGCGAAAGTAATTTTTGAACATGCGGTCGACCCCGTCGCTCAACGTTGTCCATTCCGCATCCGTCATTTGAAACTTCCGCGTTCTGCCGCCTTTCCCTGTCCATGTAAGCAGAACTGATCCGTCATCCGACCTATAAACGTGCTGGATGTTATGAATCGGCCGTTCGCGCATGATCGCATTACGCTCCGCAACTAGAGCGGCCTCGCGCGTTGGATGCGTCTCGATCGTGATAGTTGAAATCTGATCGTGCCATGACTTTGTCGCCTCATGCTGCGTAAGTCTGTGCAGCGCGTTCACGCTGATGCCTACGTACAGCAGAATACCCTCTGCATCAAAGTGACTGTACAGCTTCGTAGGCTTGCTCATGCTTCGGCGCTCTCCACACGTTGAGCGCTGGCTTTCCGCCGATAGTCTTGCACGAACAGCACGCGGCTACCTTTGAAAAACAGCGCTGGATTAATCCAATAAACGCTCGGCGTTCGTGGCGACAGAAATCCGAGCGTCAATAGTTCTTTCAGTCCACGCCTAAACGTCTTTTCGCTCATTTCGATGGCATTCCCGCATAGCCCTTCATCGAACCATTTTAGGTAGACGGTATCTGCAAACCCGCCATGCATTGGCGCAGCCTGATAAACCCTCAGAACGGCATGGAACACCTTCTGACCTGTCTTGCTTAGGCCAAAAGATGCAGCAACGCCAGCAGCAAACACCTTTACGAACTCAGCGTCGTCCTTTTCCTCGATTGTCCGGATTACGCTAGCCCCCTGAATCACGCCGTCCGCGTCGACCAGATCGGTTTTGAGGCCGGTCGAAACCAATCGCCGCTTGATCGGCACGTCTCGGACTTCGACAAGCGGGTTCACGTCAGGCGAGTATTCGAGATAGCGCAAGTTTGGTTCGGCGTGTGTCCGGTCGTCGGTCATTCACATGGCTCTTTCTGTCCGTTCAGAGACAGCAGTTTGCTCCGTGACGGACATTTATTCAAGCGTTTTTGTCCGGCGAGTATCCCAAACTGTCCGTCGAGCGCCCAAAACTGTCCGTCGCCCCTTTTCCCGGTGCGGCTTTCCGGGTTTTGCTTCTCTCTCTATGTTTACGTCCATTCACTCTCTCAGGTTCTTCGCTTGGCTTCCTCTCTCATTGAGGCAAGGCCGCTAGGCCGCGTCAGGCTCAAGTGTGGGTAACTCACGGACCGCACAGCGGCCGTCCACAGCCTTGCGCTGTGGGCGGG